TACGAGATCTGATCGTGACTGGAGTTCAGACGTGTGCTCTTCCGATCTAAAGGTATACAAACACCCCCTTTTTAACATTTCCCAACGCATTTTTAACAGTTGTTCACACGGTTTGGCACGCTATTTGCTATACACCGTGCCACAAGTGGAAATGTATATTTATACATGCAACCGAATATACACCCGCATGTATAAATATTCATCGTGTCACCTGGGCGTTGCCGTCACCTGGGCGTTGCCGTCGCTTCGATGGTGCCTGATGCCACCGAAGCCCTCCATGTAACTATGTTACATACGCCACGTTAGCCACGTTAGCCAAATAAGCCGTTTATTTGACCTCTGAGCGCATTAAAAACGCCCTGTGGGCAACTACACCGCACAGGGCTAAAAGATGACACACAGCCAATTCTATAAGGTGAAGCCGAAAAGAGCAAAACAACGAAAAAAGAAAAAAATCGTCAATTAACATTTTTAAACATTAATAATTTGTTTCGTTGAAAAACTTGGCGTATCTTTGCAGCGTGATTAAGAAACACAAGGTTTAACAATTAAAAGACAAAGCAAGGTAATATGAACGCAAAGAAGAAAGAAGAAGAACTTTTGAACGTGATTCAGAGTTTAAGTAAAGCCTGTGCCGTTATGGACAATATTTCAAGTGTCTTGACATTTGAGCTAAACACCAAGCTCAATGACGTGAACAATACCGTTCTTGACGCTTGGGTGGCGGTGTCCGACGTTCTTATTCAGGTTAAAGAAGACGATTTGATGTTGAAAGAGTTAAAGAACGTGTACTCAATGACACTTGACTTCTTGGCTGAAAACGGACTCATAACAAAGTTTATTAAACATATAAACAAATATGACTAAAAAAGAAAGAATGGAGTCTTTGAAAGACTTGTTTTCGATTGCCTTTTTTGTGGCAATGTGTGTGTTAGCAGTTTGCGCCTTTGGTTCGTGCACTACTTCTCACAATGTAGAAGCACAGGGGCGCACGGTTATAGTAACAACGGACACCACTGTTGTTAATCACAGTGGGTACATTAAAATTCAAAAGTGATGGAAGAAAGAAGTGACTATCAAGAAAACCTATTTAACGCCCTGACTTCTTTGAACTGTCTTTTGCAGACCAAAGAAATGTGCGGTGACGATAGGGCGGTTATCAAGGTAAACCGTTTTCGCAAATGGTTGATTGACCGCATCGAATCGGAAAAGTAATACAGTTATAACAAGTTTAACATTTAAAATTTTCAATTATGTTTAGTTTCAGTAACAAATTCAACAAGACTTCTTTTGGTATTGATACCAAGGATTTTGACTACATCAAGTTGTCAGAAGTGGCAAAGGCTTCATCACCTAACGAGATTCACCCTATCAACGGTCTATACGTCCGCGGCTCTAAGTTGGGCGATTCCCCAGTCATCATCGACGCTAAGTCGAAGAAGTTGGTCAACATGCCGACACACCTTGGCGAAACGTTCAGGGAAATTCTTGCCGACGGTGAAGCCGTTCAGGCTATCAAGGACGGAAAGGTGGGTTACACCATCTATACCTACGAGTCACACGGAAAGGTGTGCTACGGCATCAACTTTGTAGACATTGAGAAGTAATTGAGGTTTCACATTCGGGCACACTTATTCAGGCAGGTGTGCCCTTAATTTTAAAATGCTATGGGATTGAATCCGATTGGTTTTAGTGATAGGGCGTTTTCTTTCAATAAAGCAGTTATAAAGCAGCGAATCATTGAGGCTAAGATGAGTTCGCCCGAATATAGAGCAGAGATACGACGAATATTCCAACAAGCGAACCGACGCATTCAGAATATAGAATCGAAAGGACTTGTTTCGCCCGCGGTAATGGCGTTGAACAAAGGCGACATTCAGGGGTTCACCAAGTTCTCAATGAAGCACGATTGGGAAGACCTCAAGGCGGAATACGCCAAAGCGGTTAGTTTTCTACGTCAACCGACATCAACCGCCACGGGTGTAAGAGAATACAACAAACATCTTATGGATGCTTACGACCTCACCGAAGACGAATTTAATCTGATGTCTGCCAAGATTCAGGAAAAATTCCTGAGTGTGTCTGATGACAATTTCGTGGAACAGTATCTAATGAGGTATAAGGATTTCACAGGTGAATTGGAAGCAGAAGCCGCCGACGTGTCCGAACAAATAGAATCAGACGCCCAGATGTTGCAAGCAGCGCTAGAAGAAGATATTGAACGTTCAGCACAAAGCGCCCTTGACAATGCAAACAACATAAAAAAGGGCTTGTTGGGAATGCTGAAAAAATTCGGTCTATAATGAAGAAGAAAAAGAATTTTTGTTTACACGACGAAGTATACACGCCTAAAGATATATTAACCGTTCTTGACTTGGCGGTCGATGATTCCTGTATACGTGGAAATAACAAAGGGCAAAAATTCTTTGATATCCCCTGCTGCTTCGACATCGAAACCACTTCATTCTACAGGAACGGTGACGAATATCTTACATACGCACAATATAGTAAGTTGGGCGTGAAGTTGGAAAAATGCTCGTGTATGTACGTTTGGCAATTTGGCATAAATGGTTATTGCATTATAGGGCGTACCTGGGACGAGTTCACCGAAATGATGAAAGTCATTTCTGAGTACCTGAAACTATCAGAAGACCGACGGTTGATAGTGTATGTTCACAACTTGGCTTATGAGTTCCAATTCATAAGACAACGTTTCACGTGGGACAAAGTCTTTTCGATAGACCTTAGAAAGCCTATATACGCCATCACAAAATCGGGTATAGAATTTCGGTGCAGCTATCTATTGTCGGGTTATTCCTTGGCAAAGTTGGGCGGACAACTAATGAAATACAAGTGTGAAAAGATGGTTGGCGACCTTGACTATTCCCTGTTACGTCATAGCAAGACGCCATTGAGCACAAAGGAAGTTGGCTATTGCCTTAATGATGTTAAAGTGGTTATGTGCTACATACAGGAAATGATAGAACGATACAAAGGCATAACACGACTACCTATAACAAAGACGGGGTTTGTCAGGAAGTATTGCCGAAAACATTGTTTGTACTGTGAAGACGATACAGGCAAGACCGTGCAAAATTGGGCGTACATCAATACAATTCATAACCTGAATATAAGTGGGATTGACGAGTTCAACACATTACAAAGGTCGTTTAGTGGTGGCTTCACACACGCCAACGCAAACCACACGGACGATGTTATGACGAACGTCAGCAGCTACGACTTTACAAGCAGTTACCCTTATGTGATGGTGTCGGAGCAGTTCCCTATGAGTTCGGGGGTACACGTCCAAGTCAAAAGTAAAAAACACTTTGATTTCCTGATTTCCACGTATTGTTGTATCTTCGATATAGAGTTCACAAAGATAATGAGTTCACAGGTACAGGATACCCCGTTGTCCGTTTCAAAATGCGTCTACAAGGAAAAAGTTGTTGAAAACAACGGACGTGTTTTTTCGGCTGATAAGGTGGTAACGACCATTACAAATGTGGATTATAACGTCTTTAGGATGTTCTATACATGGCAGGATGAAAAAGTGGTTGATATGTGGTGTTATAAGCGTGATTATCTGCCCACAGAGTTCGTTAAATCTATTCTACATCTATATGCAAATAAGACAACTTTAAAGGGAGTGAAGGGCAAAGAAGTCGAATATTTGAACTCAAAGGAAATGCTTAACAGTTGCTACGGAATGTGTGTCACTAATCCTTTGCGTGACGAATTCACATACGATGGACATTGGGATGTGTCCCACCTGACCGACGACAAGATAAATGAAACGTTAGCCAAGTACAACGAAAGTCGAAACCGCTTCCTTTTCTATCCTTGGGGTGTTTTCGTAACGGCTTATGCAAGAAGAAACCTATTCACGGGTATTTATGAATGTGGCGACGATTACATCTATTCTGACACCGACTCCGTGAAGTTGAAAAACGGTGAAGCACACAAAGAGTATTTCAAGCAGTACAACACAATGGTTGAATATAAACTCAGACAAGCAGCCAGACATCACAAGATAGATTTTGAACTATTTGAGCCAAAGACCATCAAGGGGATAAACAAACTGATGGGGGTGTGGGATTTTGAAGGTATATATACGAGATTCAAGACTCTTGGTGCGAAACGCTACATGGTGGAAGAAGATGACGCATTAACCGTTGGTGGAAATAGTTATCCCGTGTCTTTGACGGTTAGCGGTGTAAACAAGAAAAGCGCTATTCCGTGGTTACTTGAAAAATACGGTCAGGGCAAAATCTTTGACGCATTCACTAACTACTTGGCGATACCGCCACAGGCGACGGGCAAGAATATACACACATATATTGACTATGAGCAACGGGGCGTGTTAACTGACTATACAGGCGAACGGGGCGAGTTCCACGAACTTTCAGGCGTACACCTTGAACCCACGGGTTACTCTCTTTCGTTGTCCGTCATGTATCTAAATTTTCTAATGGGTATCAAATTTAAAGATTAAAAGTTATGTTTAAAAAGAAAGTAAAGAAACCACAATATTATAGTCTTTCCGCCATCTTGGAAAAGAATGCAGATTACAACATCATATTTGGCGAACGTTCCAACGGTAAGACATACGCCTGTTTGGCTTACATGATTCTCAATTATGTTCAGACAGGCGAACAAAGCGCATACGTTAGACGATGGCGTGAAGACCTCAGGGGCAAGCGTGCAGAATCCCTGTTTGCTGGCCACGTGGCAAACGGTTTCGTTTCGGAAGTGACCAACGGCAAGTATAATGAAGTGTTCTATTTGTCTGGCAAGTGGTTTCTGTCTTACTACGATAGCAACAAGGGAAAAAGATTTCCCGATGATAAGCCGTTTTGTTACGGCTTTTGCCTGTCAGAACAAGAGCACGATAAATCCACAAGTTACCCGATGATAACGACCGTGGTATTTGACGAGTTTATCACAAGGCGGTACTATTTGCCTGACGAATTCATGTTGTTTATGAACGTGTTAAGTACCATAATACGAAACCGTTCCAATGTACGGGTATTCATGCTCGGTAACACCGTCAACAAGTTCTGCCCCTACTTTGGTGAAATGGGATTGAATAACATTCAGTCTATGCCACAAGGTAATATAGACCTGTATCGGTTCGGTGAAGATGGCGCAACGGTGGCGGTGGAATACTGCGACACGTTGGAAAAAGAGAAGCCCTCAAATAAATACTTTTGTTTCGGCAATGAGGCTTTACAAATGATTACGGGCGGTAAATGGGAATTGGCGGTATATCCGCATCTACCGAAGAAGTACAAGCCAAAGGATGTGCTTTTCACGTACTTCATTGAGTTCAACGGTACTGTATTACAGGCAAACATTGTTCAGGTGGACGATGAATGTTTCACGTACATTCACGCCAAGACAACGCCTATTAAGGACACCGAAAACAGTTTGATTTATTCGCTTACTATGAACGGTCGCCCTAACTACAAACGAAAGTTGATAAGTGCTGCCACGGAACTTGAAGCCAAAGTTTCACGGTTCTTCGCGATGGATAAAGTGTTTTATCAGAATAACGAGATAGGCGAGATTGTGCGTAACTATATAATGACGAGTGCCAAGAATAACATTTTAAGTGTTAAATAATGTATAATTTGCAAAGGTATGAATATTTATTCATATCTTTGCAATGTACTAAATAACAAGAATATGGAAATGAATGAAGTTATATCTTTAATTAGCAATGTTGGTTTTCCGATAGCTGTGTGCGTAGCCCTGTTTTATTTTATGATGAAGCAGGAAGACAGGCACAAAGACGAAATGAACAAATTAAACGATACGGTTGCCGCTAATACAAAGGTTTTAACCGAACTGTGCACACTTATCAAGACTTTAGTCAAATGAAGCGATTGGATAATATATACACGCATTATCAGGCACAGGTGAAGACGAAAGATGTGGCTGTTACGTCTTTTATCGAACACACCTTGGCGATAACGCAGTCAATGTTCAAATACGTTGGCTTGCCTGATACAATTCCACAGGTGGAACTTGAACGCCTATTGCAAGAAAGTGGCAACTGTGCCGTTGCAAAGGTGGATGGTTCGCTGTACGCTCTTGGTGGTTCAACGGGTGGTGAATGTGACGCATACGGGCGACCGCTTGACTACATAGTGGCGAATCCTTGGTTAAACCTTAACAAGACATACCGAATAGATTCCGATTGTGTCCTGATAAAGAATGACACCAACGGGCAAAGCCTTTTACCACTCATAGGTAAATATGCCGTCTTATATACTGACGGGCTAATTTCCTTGAACACGGCTTCTATCCTGACACGTATCACTATGTTGATAAGCGCCTCAGACGATAAGACCAAACAAAGCGCTGACGAGTTCCTGAGGAAAATTCTAAACGGTGACTTTTCCGTTATCGGTGAAAACAGTTTCTTTAAGGGCGTGTCAATGCAAACGGCAAACGTTTCAAACAGTCAGTACATAACGCAGTTGGTGGAACTCGTACAGTACTACAGGGCATCAATGCTCAACGAATTGGGCTTGAACGCCAACTACAACATGAAGCGTGAACGCCTGAATCTTGGTGAGGTTTCAATGAACGTTGACGTTCTTCTTCCGTACGTTGAGAACATGTTGAATACCCGACGTGAAGCGCTAAAAAAGGTGAATGAAATGTTCGGTACTGACATCACGGTGGATTTAAATTCTTCATGGAAGTTGGAACACGAAAATTTCTTGGCGTTGTCAAAGGACATCGAAAATGTGGAAACACAAGAAACTTCTGAAACGACCGAAAAGGAAGAAAAGGAAGAAAAGGAAGAAAAGGAAGAAAAGGAAGAAAAGGAAGAAACAAAAGAAAATTAGTTCGTATGTTATATAAAGAATTATTTACAGGGGACAACCGACTTTTTGGCGGTATCTTCTATGAAAAACTACCCGAAGTATACGAGCAAATATTCGATGACATGGATGTTGATACCTTTGCGTTGATGAAGTTCGGAAACCGAACCGTTCTTGACTCATTCACTAAAGACGATTGTCGGGACTTAGTAGGCGCTGTTCTTGACTTGTGCGTGGACGCTTTCAAAAGTCAGTTTGACGTATTCACGAAACAGTACGATTTTCTTAATCCAACTATCCAAAGTACATCGACCGACAAGACGGTGACAGTACAGGAAACGAACACCGACGGCATCACAAAGAGTGAAAAGGCTTTCAATGATGGTGATTTCAATGCCGATTCCAAAGAAGACAAGACGAACGACAAGAGCAGGACGGAAACGGAAAAAGCACACGTTCAACGCACAGGATTCAACGGCAATGTTACACAGGCTATGCTTGACGAATACCGGGCACGCCTGACAAACGTCAGGGAGGACATTATCAATAAATTAGTAAGTTATTTAACATTAAGCATTTACGAATAATTAATTATTTTAATATGGAAGTAAAACAAATTTACAAGCTGATTAATTCAGTAAGTAGCGAAGTACTCGGCAAGACCGATATTGTCGCAGAAGACCTTACAGGCGTTGTTGACCTTGGTGCAGAGATTTTCAATCAGGGCGCAGTCGACAATTACGTCAAGTCATTGGTTAACCACATCGGTAAGGTGATTTTCGTCAACCGCCCGTACGCTGGAAAGATTCCGTCCGTCCTGATGGACGCTTGGGAGTTCGGTTCAGTCCTTGAGAAGATTTCAGCCGACGTTCCCGAAGCCACTGAAAACGACACGTGGAACTTGACCGACGGACAGGAATACAAGCAGGACATTTTCCACAAGCCCGTTGTTTCCGCCAAATTCTTTAACTCAAAGGTTACATTTGAGGTGCCCGTTTCAATTACCGAACGTCAGGTAAAAGAGTCTTTCAGCAGCGCAGCACAGTTGAACGGCTTCCTGTCTATGATTTACGCAGCCGTCGAAAAGTCAATGACCATCAAGACCGACGCCCTGATTATGCGCACTATCAACAATATGGTGGGTGAAACCCTGTTTGCAGACGCAGCAGCATTCACAAGCGCAAAGACTCTTAATTATGCTTCCGCTTCTACCGTACGTTGTGTGAACCTGTTGTACCTGTACAATCAGGCAAAGGGAACAACCTTAACCGCTGACAAGTGTTTGACCGATGGCGATTTCATTCGCTTTGCTTCTTATCAGATGGGCTTGTATGCCGACCGTTTGCAGTCTATCTCTACACTCTTCAACGTTGGTGGTAAGGAACGTTTCACCCCAAAGGATTCGCTTCATACTGTCCTGTTGTCTGACTTTGCCAAGGGTGCACAGGCGTACTTGTATGCCGACACATACAACAAAGAACAGGTTCTGTTGCCAAACGCTGAAACCGTTGCTTCTTGGCAAGGTACAGGCACGGACTACGGCTTTGCTCACACTTCTTCTATCAACATCAAGACAAGCGGAAACCACGACATTAACATCGGTGGCGTACTTGGTGTGATGTTCGACCGTGACGCACTTGGCGTGTGCAACTTGGATAAGAGAGTCACCACCAACTACAATGCTAAGGCGGAGTTCTTCAACAATTACTATAAGTTCGACGCTGGCTATTTCAACGACACGAACGAGAACTTTGTTGTTTTCTTTGTTGCTTAATTGCTGACGGTGGTACATTCTTTGCGGTGTGTGCCACCGTTTTTTACTTTAAAACCATTTATTATGTTAGTATTAAAAAGAATCTTTCAAAATGACAAATATACTATTGGTAGGTTATATGATTCTAATACTTACCTGTGCGATACTTTGGAACCGCCTAAACATGTGAACCACCCGTGTATTGATAATGGTACATACAAGATTAGTTATCAGCCGTCGAAAAAGTTCGGGCGAAACATGCCCTTCCTGTTGAACTGTAACGGACGTGTCGGAATTATGATTCACCCTGGCAACTATCCACGAGATACGCAGGGGTGCATCTTGGTAGGTAGAAATATTACCAAAGGTTCTTTATCACTCTCTAAAGGGACATTCGAGAACGTGAACGCCATCATTCAAGCCATCTTGAACCTAAACGGTTCGGTAACTATAACGGTACAATAACATGAAGATATTATTTTACAAATACAATGGGGCACGAAACAAGGTTAACAAGATTCTTGGTGCCCCTGTTACCCTCACGGGCAAAATATCTGAAATGGATTATATAACGCCCGTGGTATGTGTCCGTGGTAATGTTGACGGCTGTACCATGTGCTACATAGAAGCGATAAAGCGTTATTACTTTATCGACTCAATAAATTATGATGGCGATAAATCCTATTTGTCGTTGTCATGTGATTCCCTGATGACATTCAAAGAACAAATTCTTGAAGCAACGGGCGAGATTTACGCCACCGACGAACCGCACAAGTACGATGGGGATTATAAACCTATATGCGATGTGAGGACGCAGAAAGAAAAAATCACGTTCCCTTTGAATGAACTTACCGAGGACGGGTCTATAATTATGATAACAATTAAAGGTAATAGATAATGGCTACATATTCAATTCATTACACGTTTACAAGATGTACCGACAACGGGTCAAGTGATACCTATACAAACGATTTTGAAACATGGTCAATGTTAAAAGCCAAAGCGGTTGACGGTTGTTATTTCGTGGAGCATGATAGTACGAATAACTTCGGTTTAGGTAACAACGGCACTTTTAATGTACCCTTTGACCTTACAAAGGTGGCGAGTTCCGATAACCAAAAAGTCATTGATGGCGAAATGAACGGCATCACAAGTGATGGCAAGTATATTTGCCGTAGAATAAAACTAAGTGGCGGTGTTAAAGGCGACTTCAATGTGACATTTAACGCCACAGGTGGTGAACCGTTGCCAACTCCTTCGATAACAAATAACGTCGCACATACGACACACAAGACCGAAACACAGGGAAACGACACCGTTATTACGTTGAAGTGTGCCGACGGTTTCGTCTTTGACGGTACGCCAACGGTTACGTATGGCACAGACCCCGACGACCCGTTTTCAGAAGGCACAACGGCAAATATGGTCGTTTCGGGTAACGTCGCCACATTCACACTTGCCACATCTTCGTACGGGGGTTTTGCCGTCCTGAATGGTAAGACAAAGGAAACCACGCCCAAACCTCAAAACAACATCACATATACGACGTACAAGACGGAAACCGACCCGTTTGAAGATTCCACAACGGTAACAATAACATGTGATGGCGGGTTCGTCTTTGATGGTGCACCTACTGTGAAGTACGTGAACACATCGGGGGCGCAAACGGTTGTCACTACTACATTGAACGACACGGCAACCGTAGCTACTGCTATCATAGAAGACCTGAAAAATATTGTTTCGTTGGACGGCAAGACAAAGGCGAAGCCCGTTGAACCTGTTGAGCCGACGGTAACTAACAACATCACATATACGACGTACAAGACGGAAACCGACCCGTTTGAAGATTCCACAACGGTAACAATAACATGTGATGGCGGGTTCGTCTTTGATGGTGCACCTACTGTGAAGTACGTGAACACATCGGGGGCGCAAACGGTTGTCACTACTACATTGAACGACACGGCAACCGTAGCTACTGCTATCATAGAAGACCTGAAAAATATTGTTTCGTTGGACGGCAAGACAAAGGCGAAGCACGTTGAACCTGTTGAGCCGACGGTAACTAACAACATTCAGGACGCAACGGAAACACACAGCGTAGACGGCGATACAGTTACCGTGAACCTGTCTTCTAAAAAGGTGATGCTTAATGCGTCCTGTGCTTACGTCGGCAAAGATGGAAGCAATAAGAACGTGCCCGTAACAATTAACGTTGTGGTGAATCCTGACGTTGATGTTGACAGTGTAACGTCTAACGGTTCGGTTGTCTTACCTGATGTTGACTTTAACCACCCTATCGTTATAACAGGCACAACCAAACAGGCAATACCCGTGATATATTCGTTATCAGGTTGTACACCTGTAGAAAAGCCTGATTACTGTTTCGTTGGTGAAGTGCTTACAATGACATTAACGGCTGATGATGAAAACGAGTTCGCAGACGCTTCCAAGTGCACCATAACGGGTTACTCTAATATAACCGACATACGAGTCTTTAACATGACGATAAGCCAAGACAAGTTGACCGCAACGGGTTCTATAACGCCCACCGTGGGTACATCTGGTGCAGATGATGTGTATATACTTGTGGCTGGCGTTGCTTCGCCAACATCAACCCCTACAAAGAAGTACGGTTTTATCAATGCGTATGTATTGAACGAAAAGAACCTTGATGACTTCGCCACCGCCCGTTTCGTCGCTTATACAGGCAACTATCCAAGTACGAAAGAAGACCCTATTTCATACGACCTTGGCGACTATGTGAACAGGGTCAAAAGGTTCTTCTTCCCTGTCAAAAAGGGTTCTACTTCTAAATTGATGTGCGGTACCTTTCAGGTGGACACCGACGTGTACAATTTGGCGGACGATACAAAGGTGGTTTCATTCGGTTCGGTTGACATTCCAAACATCACCGAAAGTACAGCCGATTATGACACCGAACTTAACATGTTCGTACCATTCATAGGTCTTGTATCGTTGCCCGTTGACATCATTGGGTGTACTGTTACACTTGAAATGCGTGTGAATTTACTTGGCGGTGGGGGTGTCTATCTTCTCACGTGTGATGATAGAATCGTGTGGGCTGATGAAGTACAGCCTAACACGGATGTACTTTTCAGGACTCAGAAACAAGAAGTACGAACCGTTGGCGGTTCTAAATTCGATTCAACGTACCTGATGGGTTTAACGCCTTACATCATTCTACAAAAGAAGACTATCACAAGCGCAGGTGTCGAAACGAGCGCTTCACGCCTGACTAAAGTCAAAGACATTTCAGGCTTTACAAAGTTGGTGAACGTTAAATTTGCTGATACGTCAAATATGCTGATGGAAGATGTTAACAACATCACAACCATTTTGCGCAACGGCTTCACCTTATAGAATTGGCTGTGTGTCATCTTTTAGCCCTGTGCGGTGTAGTTGCCCACAGGGCGTTTTTAATGCGCTCAGAGGTCAAATAAACGGCTTATTTGGCTAACGTGGCTAACGTGGCGTATGTAACATAGTTACATGGAGGGCTTCGGTGGCATCAGGCACCATCGAAGCGACGGCAACGCCCAGGTGACGGCAACGCCCAGGTGACACGATGAATATTTATACATGCGGGTGTATATTCGGTTGCATGTATAAATATACATTTCCACTTGTGGCACGGTGTATAGCAAATAGCGTGCCAAACCGTGTGAACAACTGTTAAAAATGCGTTGGGAAATGTTAAAAAGGGGGTGTTTGTATACCTTTAGATCGGAAGAGCACACGTCTGAACTCCAGTCACGATCAGATCTCGTA